GGCACCCTCAAAAGTCCTCTGAAACTTGCCTGTAACGACCGTTTCAGCACTTCACGGGGGTGTACGGGGTGGCAGATTCGAGCACGGAACGCGTCCACCGCCATCGGCGCCACCGCAACGGCGACCACTCGCTGTGCATCCCGGGCCGCTGCAAGGCGGTCGCGCCGGAACTGCGCAGGATCATGGGCAGTGCGAAGGAGCGCCAGACACAGGCCGCGGAGACCGGCTTCGATGGCGCCGGCGCGCGGCTGTGGGCCGAGGTCACCGCGCTGGGCGAACTGGGGCCCTTGCAGTCGGTGCTGCTCGTCGAGGCGTGCCGGATCGCGGATCGCCTGGACGTACTCGACCGCCAACTGCACGGCGGTGACTGGTTGCGCTTCCGCCACGACGAGTCCGGCACTGAGGTCACCGTCTACGTCGACCGCGTGCTGGCCGAGGCTCGGGAGCAGGCCACGGCACTGCGCGGCGTCATCGTAGAGCTGATCAAGTACGTCGGCGTGAAGGAGCCGGAGAAGAAGGGCGGTGGCCCGCTTGCTGACCTCGCCGCCCGCCGTGCTGCTCGGAGCGCTCAAGCCGCGAATTGAGATCCGGCCCGACCTGATTGTCGCCACCGAGGGCGATCTGGCCGCGGATCTCATGGAGGCCGCGGGCAAGCCGCTGGAGCAGTGGCAGCGCGACGGCGTGGACCTGCTCATGTCCACCCGTGCGGACGGGAGCTGGGCCTGCAAGGAGTACGCCGAGTGGGTCGCGCGGCAGCAGGGCAAGGGTGTGATCGGCGAGGCCCGTGTGTCCTACGGGCTACTGGTGCTCGACGAGGAGATCACCTGGTCGGCGCACCTGTACAAGACGGCGCTGATGGCCTTCCGGCGTATCAGGTCCGTGTTCCGCGCGCTCGGCGAGGTGCACAAGACCGGCCGGGAAGAGGTCATCGACATCGATGGCATCCCGGTGAAGGTCTGGAACAGCAACAACGAGCGCGGGTTCGAGCGACTGGACACCGAGAAGAAGCTCACGTTCTTCGCGCGCTCGACAGGTGGTCTCCGTGGGGGCACCACGGACCTGAACGTGATCGACGAGGCGTTCGCGTACACCTTCGAGCAGCAGGACGCCATCGCGCCGACGCGTATCGCGATGCCCAACGCCCAGACGCTGTACCTGTCCTCGCCACCGTTGACCGGCGACAGCGGCGACGTCATGTTCGCGCTGAAGAAGCGCGCCGAGAGTGGCACCTCCACTCGTCTCGGCTACCGCGACTGGGGACTGGAAGGCGACCTAGATGATGTCGAACGCATCGAGGTGGACAACCGGGAGTTCTGGGCGCTCACCTGCCCCGGACTCGGGCGCGGTCGGGTCACCGAAGAGACCATCGAGGGCCTACGCGAGGAGATGAGCCTACGGGGCTTCGGCCGCGAGGTATTGGGACTGTGGCCCAGGCAGCGCGTAGGCGGGGGCGCGATCGACATGGCGCAGTGGGCGCGACTGCTCGACGGCCTGTCCCGCCGCGATGGCGATGTGACGATCGCCGCCGACATCGCGCCGCAGCGTGACTACGCCGCGATCGGGCTGTATGGGCTCCGCGAGGATGGCCTAGGGCACTGGCAGTTGGTGGACTACCGACCGGGTGTGGACTGGCTCGTCGATCGGCTCGTGGAACTGAAGGACGCACTGCGTCCCATCGGCATCGCGATGGGTAAGGGAACGTTCGAGTCCCTGAAGGATGCACTGCGTGAAGCTGGACTCAACCGGCCGGAGAAGTCGGACGAGCCGGCCCGCGGTGATCTCGCCGTCCTGACGGCGACGGACATGACGGCGGCGACAAGCCAGGCGCTCGACGCAGTGCGCCAAGGGATCGTGAAGCACATCGGTCAGGTGCAGCTCGACACCGCCGTGGCCGGCGCGAAGACGCGCGAAACCGGTGACACGGTGGCGTGGTCCCGCAAGGACGCCGATGCGGACATCTGCCCGCTCGTGGTGGTGTCCGAGGCGCGCTGGCTCTACGGAGCGTGGGCACAACTCGTGATCGATGCCGACTATGACGTGTTGCAGTCGCTGTACTGACGGGGGTCGTGTGTGGATGACGTGCTGCGGTCGCTCCTGGAGTTCCTCGGGCTTCTCGCGCTGGTCATCGGCGGAGTAGCCGCGCTGTATCCGCTGATCGGCTGGATCTCGCTAGCTCCCGCCGGCGCGGTATTGATCGGCATCTCCTGGCTTCTGGGCAGGCTCGGTAGGACCAACGACGAGCAGGGGCGGTGAGCATGTCGCTGCTGTTCCGGCGCCGCCAGCAGCAGCGCGACTTCACCATCCCCGCGTCGGCCTACCTACCGATCCGTGTGCAGGCTCGACCGGGAACGTCGATTGTCTCGACCGATACGGCGATGCGGCATTCGGCGGTGTGGTCGTGCCTGCGCCTGCGGGCGAACCTGATCTCGACGATGCCGGTGGATGTCTACCGCAAGGTCGGCGGCATCCAGGTGACACAGCCGACGGTGATCTCACCGGGTGGCGACAAGATGGACATCGAGGAGTGGCTGTACTCCTCGCAGATCGACCTGGACCGGTCGGGTAACGTGTTCGGCTTGATCACCGAGCGCTGGCATGTCGGCAATCTGCCCTCTACGGTCGAGCTGGTGCCGCTGTCGGAGGTGTCGCTCCAGCCCAACCGGGATCAGGACGTCGTCGGCAAGAACGGGCAGCCCCTGAAGTACCGGGTGCGCATCGCCGGCACCCTGTACGACCCGGCGGACGTGTGGCACGAGAAGCAGTACACCGTCCCCGGACTCCCGCTCGGCCTCTCGCCGATCGCCTACGCGGCATGGTCGATCGGCGAGTACTTGTCCATCATGGACTTCGCGTTGGACTGGTTCGGCAACGGCGGTGTCCCCGGCGGACATCTGCGCAATGTCGCCAAGACGATCACCCCTGACGACGCGACGACGTTCAAGGAGCGGTTCAAGGCGTCGAACCACGCGGGCGACGTGTTCGTCAGTGGCGCCGACTGGGAGTACAAGCCGATCCAGTCCGAGTCGGCCGGTGTTGCGTTCCTGGAGGCGAAGAAGTACTCGATCGGTGATATCGCGCGGTTCTTCGACTGTCCCGGCGACCTGATCGACGCCGCCGTGCAGTCGGGGAACATCACGTACGCGAACGTCACGCAGCGAAACTTGCAGTTCCTGATCATGCACTTGGGGCCTGCGGTGATTCGCCGGGAACGGGCACTGGGGAAGTTCCTGCCGCAGCCGGTGTTCGTGAAGTTCAACACCAACGCGTTGCTGCGGATGGACCCAACCACGCAGGCGCAGGTCCTGACCCAGCGGATCAACCAGCGTTCGATCACGCCGGACGAGATCCGCGAGATGTACGACCAGCCGCCGCTGACCGAGGATCAGGTCGGCCAGTTGCTCACCTTCTTCCCGCCGAGCCGCTCCGTGGAGACCGGACTCGGACTGGAACAGCCGCCAGTCGCTCCGACGGAATCTGGCGCTATCTGATGGAGGCCCATGTGGACAGGAAGCAGGCCGGGAGGCTGCGCGCCGAGCGTGCCACCGAGGCCGGCGCTGGAGCCGCGCGACTCCAAGGATTCACCGCACAGTTCCGAGCCCAACCGGTGCAGCGGGACGGCAAGTCGTTGATCCAGTTGGATGGCTACGCCTCCACCACGGACAAGCCCTACGACATGTGGGACCTCTTCGGTCCCTATCAGGAACAGGTGGCATCGGGCGCCTTCGACGCGACCCTCGCGGCGAAACCCGATGTCGCCTATCTCGTGAACCACAAGGGCGTCACGATGGCCCGCACTACCAACGGGACGCTCGAATTGGAGGCGGACTTCCTGGGCCTGCGGACCCGTGCGTACGTAAACCCGGCACGGCAAGACGTGCGGGACCTGCTCACGGCCATCGAGGACCGCAACATCACTGAGATGAGCTTCGCTTTCATGATCGATGATGTGGAGTGGAACGAGGACTTCACTCAGTGCACTATCAAGCAGGTCAACCTCGACCGCGGCGACGTATCCGCAGTGAACTACGGCGCGAACCCGTTCACCTCCGTGGCCGCCCGCTCCTCGGAGATCCTGCGTGACCTCGCGAAGCTCCCCGCTGGTGCGCAGCGTGCGGCCTACGAGCGGCTGGACAAGTCACTCCGCGCCGCACCGATCGGCGCGGATGAGGCCTCGCTGATGCAGGCGGTGGACGCGGCGATCGACGAGGCGTGCGCGGCTTTCCAAAGCATCGACCCCGCATCCCTGCCGCCGGATGTCGGACAGGCGATTGCGTTGGTGTACGCCGCCGACGCCGCGTGTGACGCGATGATGGACGCGACCGGGACGTACGACGCCGACGACGATGACGACACCGGGTCGGGCGACGGCTACATGGGGCGCGCCGCGAAGGGTCAGGAAGTGCGCGCCGCGATTCCGGTGCACCACACGGCCACCGTGGACACCGCCTGGGATGGTCCGGCGGCCGAGAAGGCAGCCAATGGTGCTGCGGAACTGAAGCACATGCACGCCTGGGTCGACTCCAGCGGCGACCCGGACGTGAAGGAAAACTACAAACTCCCGCACCATGCCCCTGGTACTGATACCGCCGCGAACCTGCACGGCGTCCGGGATGCCCTGTCGCGCCTACCTGGCACCGACATCCCCGAGTCTGATAAGGCTGCGGTGAAGGCGCACCTGGAAGCGCATCTGAAGGACGGTGGCGGTGGCCAGAACGCGCACCACCACGAGTACGAACTGTCGCAGGTGGAACGACTCACCCGCGACCTGGATGCGGCACCCCGCGGCTCCGACATCCGGCTGATCGAACAACTGCTGGAACTGTCGTAACCGCCCCGTCGTCCGGAAGTCAGACCGGCGACGGAACCGACGCGAGACCGCGCGCAAGTCAGAGCCGTGGTCGTCGGCGCAGTAAGCCCTGTCCGCAAGCCGCCAATCAGAGCGGTAGCTGAGGGATTCCTTCCGCAGGTACCCAACTCTGAAAGGGACAGTCATGGCCGTCGTCATCGACGACCTGATCAACTCCATCGAGGTGGAGCTGGAGCAGGCCATCAAGACGCGCGACAAGGCCGGCGCCGAGGTGAAGTACATCCTCGAAACGGCCAAGAAGGAAGGGCGCGGCGCGCTCACCACCGACGAGGACGAGCGCTGCAAGCAGCTGTTCGAGACCCGCGACCGGATGAAGGCCGAGATCGCCGGCATCGAGGTCAAACTGGAGACCGCGCGCAGGGCCAAGAAGGAAGAGATCGAGACCGAGCAGGAATACCAGCGGCGCCAGGAGACCGGCGTCAAGGCCCCCGCCTACGACCGGGTCGCGCGGGTGGGCTCGGAGGAGCGGACCTACCACGAGGGCAAGGACCGCAAGGGTGTCGGCTTCATGTGGGATGTCGTGCGCGGTACCTACTGCGGCGATCTGGAGGCCCAGCACCGCTTGTCGCGGCACATGCAGGAGGAGCGCGTCGAGCGCGGCCAGTATCTGACTCGTGCGGTCGGTACGGGTGCGTTCACCGGTCTGACCGTGCCGCAGTACCTGACCGACATGTACGCGCCGGCCATCGCGGCGGGGCGTCCGTTCGCGAACATCTGCAACCCGCACGACCTGCCGCCCGACGGCATGACCGTGAACATCTCGCGGATCACCACGGCCTCCTCGGTGGCGTTGCAGGCCACGCAGAACACGGCCGTGACCAACCAGGACATGGCCGACACGCTGCTGACCATCAACGTGCAGACCGCCGCCGGTCAGCAGGTCCTCTCGCGCCAGGCCATCGACCGGGGTACGGGCATTGAGGAGGTCACGGTCAGTGACCTGTTCAAGCGCTACGCGACCAACCTCGACAGCACGTTGCTCAACCAGGCGACCACGGGCTTGTCGGCGATCGCTGGCACGACGGCGAACGTCAGTGCCACCACCTTCTCCGGTGCCGGCGGTTTCTACCCGCAGATCCTCGCCGCGGCGAGCGCGTCGGAGACCGCGCTGCTCTCGCAGGCCACGCCGAACTACATCGTGATGCACAACCGGCGCTGGTACTGGCTGTCCAACATCCTCACCAGCACGTGGCCGGCGATCAACCAGCCCTCGATCCCGGACGCGCGCAACGCGGGCGTGAACAAGGGCGGCGGCTACGCGCAGGGCGTGCGTGGCGTGCTCCCCAACGGCATGCTCGTCGTGGTCGACAACAACGTCACCACCACGGCGTCCACAGCGACCAACCAGGACGAGGCCTACGTGGTCGCGTCGGAGGAGTGCCACCTGTGGGAGGACCCGGCGGCGCCGGTGTTCATCCGCGCCGACCAGGCCCAGGCCGCGAACCTCGGCATCCTGCTGGTGGTGTACGGTTACTTCGCTTATACATTCTCGCGGTATTCGAATGGAATGCAGAAGCTCTCGGGTGCCGGCATGGTGGCGCCGACCTTCACCGGCAGCTGATCGGTGAAGCTGGTCCGCTCGTGGCCGGCCGTACCCCCCGTCGGCCGGGCTCATGTGGTGGACACGGTCGAGCGTCTGGTGATCGAGTCCTTCGGCTACCAGACGCTCGACCAGGTCGACGACGACGTGCTGCTGTTGGAGTGGGACATCGCCATCGACCGGGAAGGACTCGAACAGTTCGTCGAGCACATCCACGATGAACCGAACCGGGTACTCGTCGCGCCCTACCGCCTGTACTACCCGGACCTCCCGGAGCCGGTGTGGGCGCATCGACTGTGGAACGGCGAACCGGTGGGAGAACTCCATCCGGCCGGCTGCACGTTCGTCAGCGAAGACGACCGGTCCTGCAACCTGTTCGGGCTCGGCATGACCTACTTGCCCAAGCAGATCATCCGTGGCGCGATCGAGGCGCGGCCGGCGAACCGCCTCGGCGACACGGAACTGTCCATGTGGCACTACCGCCACGTGGCGAAGGAGGTCCCGATCTGCTGGGACGTGAGACCCATCCACCTGCATTATGCGATCGAAGGACTGGTGACATGACCGACCTGTCGGACATCCCCGAGGCGCTGCGCGGCCAGGTCGTCCAACTGCGGGCCGAGCGGGCCAACGCGGTCGCCTATGGCCAGAAGGACATCGTCGCGGCTGTGGATCGGACCCTCGCCGCGCTCGGCGTGCGCGACGACGACGAACTGGCGTCGGCCACCGAGCCGGAGGTCGAGCAGCGGGTCGCGCAGGCGCGCACCACGCCGCCGCAGGGCCGCTCGACGAAGCCGACCGCGACGACCACGAAGGGCTGATTCGCCGGTCGCCTGATCGCAGGGCATTCGCAGGAGACTTAAGAGGGGAGGATAGCGATGCCACTGACCGCGATCACGGTCGTCTACGGTACGAACGGCTTGTTCAATCCGGACGGCTCGGCGGCAGCGGGCACGATCACCCTAGCGCCGACCCAGGAAGTGCCGGACTCGCACAACACGGTCGTGGTCTCGGCGCGCGTTTTCCCTCTGGTGGGCGGCCAGATGTCGAACACATCGCCCACGTTCTCGACTGCAACATTCGACACCAACGGTCAGGCGTCGTTCCAGGCGCTGGTAACCGAGAACATCGTGGGCGCGAAGAATCCCGCGCCGTACGTGGTCAACATCCCGGCGAGCGGCACACTGGACCTGTCCCAGGTCTCGCGCGGGACAGTTGGCCAGACCACGCCGCTGTACATCCCGCTGTCCGCGGTGAGCGCCCTCGGGGACCTGATCGTCGGTTCCAGTGCTGGCGCGGTGGCGAGGCTGCCGGCCGGGGCGAACGGCCTCGTTCTCACGGCCGACTCCACGAAACCGCTGGGTGTCGGCTGGGAAGCAGCCGGAGCGGGCACGGTCACCTCGGTCGCGGCGGCGGACGGCACGATCGTCATCGGCGGCACCCCGACCGTCGCGCCCACGGTGAAGGTCGGGACCATCGCCGAGGCCCAGGTGACCAACCTCGTCAGCGACCTGGCGGCGAAGGTCGCGCTGTCCCTGGTCACCACCAAGGGTGACCTGCTGGCCGCCACCGGTGCGGGTGCCCTGGCGCGACTGGCCGCTGGCAGCGATGGCCTCTTCCTGACCACTGCATCAGGGCAGCCGTCCGGGCTTCAGTGGGTCGTGCTGCCGAAACCCACAATCGTCAGCGGCTTCATCGCCACAGGCAACGTGGCCGCAGTCAACACGGGTGGGACGTTCCTGCCGATCGCCGGTACATCCAAGTCGATCAGCGCCTCGGTCGGTGACCAGCTGAGCGCGCTCTACGGGTTCTCGACACTGGACGCTGGTGGCACCTACTACGACGTGGGCGTGATCGGCGCCGGCGGGTCGCTCGTCCGCCTGTTGGGCACGTCGCTGACGCCGGGTCCGTCGATGACCTACGAGGGCATGGGTGACGTGAACCCGGACGCTGGCGTGAAGGGCCAAACTTGCCTGCCGCCGTTCGTCGCCACGAGCTCGGACATTGTCGGTGGCACTGTCACGTTCTGCGTGGCGTGGCGCTCCAGCGGTGCCGGGACGTTCCTGATGAACGCGGACGTGCCAGTCACGTACTCGCTGCGAAACGATCACCAGTAGACCGGCCGGCGTCCTTCCCTTGGCCACCATTCCCTCATTGGCGGTGACATGTCTACAGATATGGGCGATATCTACCGGACAAGTTTCACGCTGACATCGCCCTGGGGGGGCCTGGTCAACGCCGACACGATGACGCTGACGATCACGCTGCCGGACTCGACGACCGTCACCGTCTCACCTGTCACCCCGCAGTCCACCGGCCAATACCAGTACGACTACCTGACCACCCAGCCCGGCCGGCATGTCGCACGCTGGGTCGGCACTGGCACCAACCCAGGCGCCCACGTCGAGTCGTTCGACGTCCTGGACGCGCTGCCGCGCTACATCATCTCCATGGCCGACGCCAAACAGCAGTTGAACATCCCCTCGACCGACACGTCATCCGACGACGAACTGCGCGGCTACATCGAGGCCGCGACGGACGTGGTGGAGCGCGTCCGCGGCGAAGCGATGGTGCTGCGCACGTTCACCGAAGAACACGAGATCATGAACACCGGCCGCATGTCGCTCTCGCGCACGCCGGTCGTGTCGCTGATCTCCGTGGTGTCCATCGATGGCTGGATCACCTGGAACGTCAACTCGCTGCACGTGAACACCAAGACCGGTGTCGTGTCCACGGCCCTCTACACCGGGCTGCTCCAGCTCTACGGGCGCGTACAGGTCACCTACACCGCCGGTTACACCGTCATCCCGGCCACCTTCCAGCTAGCCGGACAGATGATCGTGTCGCACCTGTGGCAGACCCGACGCGGCAACAAGGGCGCGCCCAGGGCCGGTGGCGTGGACGACACCTCGATGGTTCCCGGCTTCGCGTTCGCGGTCCCCAACCGTGCCCTGGAACTGCTGGGCGCAGGGATGCCAGGGTTCGCGTGAGCACCTCCCGCGTCCCGGCCACGATCGACGCGTTCGTCGCCGCCCTCACCGGGGCGAGCATCACCG